TGATTAACACCAGTAGCGTTGGCTAATTTATTTTTTGTAAGTGCCTCTACCATGCCACTCGGTGTACCGAAGTGCTTAACATCTATGCCATTAAACATGGTTCCAGTTGATGCCATGGCTTTGCCTGCGGCAGGTAATTTACCTAGAATATTAGTCAGTCCACGGTCACCCATGCTAGACATGTCAGTGATACCACTACCAAAATCACTGTATGCGCTATTGCTTAGGAAATTTGTGGTATTTAGAACTTCATTACTATCCTGTATATGAGATTGTATCTTACCAACTATGGTACCAAACCCACCAGCATCATTTTTGTTAAACAATTTACTTTGTATTGTTGTAAGTGCTGAAAGTGCATTTGCAGCATTGACGTTCGCTGGGTAGTCGCTACTACTAGCCACAGTCTGTAGTTTGTCCATGGCTGTTTTTACATTGGCAGCTAAATCAATAGCTATTCCGTTACCTTGTGCCATACCAACCATAGCTGTTATAGTTGCAGGAGTCAGCCCACCTTTAGGCATACCGATAGCCACGTATTGCCCATCAGCAACAGTGGTTTGTGATCTCGCGCTAGCTATTAAATCTGCCATCTCTACTTCCTATGTTATGATGCCACCTTTCGATACCGGTTCAATGCCAGTGGTGGTTTTAATATAATGATTCTGCACATCTTTAACAGTAGGTGCGTGCATCATCACGTGTCGTTTTTCTAACCGTATACTCTTATTTAAGTCACTTGTAAATAGACTTTGCAGCAGGCCAAGCCCCTGTTGACTAGGCATAACAGTACATGGTTTACTTACTGTAAATGCATCATCTGACTCTTCTACAATTTTAGCGACGATCTCATCACCGTTGACTATCTTAAAAGTTACTATATCATCTTCTGCATACTTGTTAGTTACTAACATTTGAATCCCCTAGTTTATTGAATAATTCTTCATCACTTAACTTTACTAATCCTTGATATCCACCTTCTACGAACAGTTCATCACCCAGGTAGATCTGTGGTGCTGTACGATGCCCTTGGGCAATCAACCATTCACGTGCTTCTTGATCTTCATCAATCTTAATTTCTGTATATGCGATATTTTTTGTTTTTAATAAATGTTTGGCCTTATCGCAAAAAGGACAATAATTTTTACTGTATATTATTAACATTTTTCCTTTATACTTTAAATACTATTCTAATGTTTCCGTTATAGGCATCACTTTTAAGATCATTATTAAAATAATGATCCGTAAAATTAAAATTTTTTATTTCTTTAATTATATCATCTGTGATGTTTGTAAAATTATCAACTACATAATCTTCATATGTAGGCCAATCGATTCCTCTAATTATTTCATAATTCTTTTTTATTTGATCCTCAAATGTTATGTCAACCAACAATAAATTATATGTAACATTCTTTAACTGTTTCTCAATGTATAATCGATAGTCTATCGAAGTTACCGGACGAGATAAATCGAATATCTTAGCAAATTCATGCGGTTTGGTGTGTTCAATCATTCTTAATAAATTAAATGTAACAAATCCCAGACCGTTTGGTTTAATAATTTTTCCAAAGTCATTAATTCTATTAGCAAATTCAATTAAAGAAACAAAATGTATCGCATTAACAGAAAATGCACTATTAAATTCCTGGTAATGATTATCAATGAATTTTTCATCAAACCATTCATAATGATCTGCGAAGTGTGTTTTATCAAATCCAACAACATTCGGAATATACTTCTTAATCAAATTCCTCCCACACCCTACATCTGCTATCACCTCAGGGTTGTTCTCTTGTATTAACCCTAAATAGTAGAATTGTGAATACAAACATATTGAGGCATTTTCAAGAGTCGATCGATGACATTCTTCTCCTTGAGAGACATCGCCGACATCAATATCAATATCATGTTTATCCGAAAACATATAACGATACTGTTGAGTTAACTTTTTATAAATCTCAGTCTGAGTAAACTCTTTTAAAAATTCATCTTTATCATAACTCCGGTAGATCGTCATAGTCAACGTTTTCTCCCATAACACCAATGACATAGTTGGTTGATTCGTTTTCTTGTAAGGCTGTTTGTTTCTTGCTGGTATCGCTGTGTTTGTTAAACCAAGGTATAGGTGTGGTCTTAGGTGCAGGGTTACTGTACTTAATACCAATTTCCTTTAGTGCTCCTACTGCTGTGTAGTCTACAAACTCTTTTAAGATAGCAGCGTTGAGTCCAATCACTGGACCTAGCTTAAACAAATAGTCTGCCCAGGCTTTTTCTTCACCAATGACATCAAGATACATTTGATAAACTTCAGCTTCACATTCTGCTTTGATATCTGCAAAACGTGGATCTTCTTTGACCACTTGATTGATCAAGAAAGCAGTCCATTCTTTATGTAGTAACTCGTCTTGTAAGATCAAGCTGATAATATTGCCATTACCGATAAAGATCTTATTCTCAACCATGGCTAAACTTGTGGCAAAACTTACCATGAAGCGGAATGCTTCTAGGCCATAACTTGCGTGTAGAGCAAGCCATATGGCTTTGATGTGATCACGTTCATCTATCTTATTGCCCATTTCTTTACGACAGTTGATCACGTGTAACTTATCATAGTAGTTGCCGATGTTACTAGCCATGCCTACGATTTCTTCAGTGTCATGGATAGTGTTGAATACATCTTTAGGTACATTATAGATGTTGCGGATAATATGGCTGTAGCTCTTGCTATGGATATTAGTTTCAAAGAAACTCCAGTTACTGATAAGTGCTTCTAGTTCTGGCAGACTTACTACCGGTCCAAATACTTGATTAGGTGCACGACCTTGTAGGCTATCTAAGGCTGTCTGGCGCAATAAATTACTAGTAAAGATATGTTTAACAGCATCGCTGGCATTTTTGAAATCTTGACTGTCTTTGGTCAGGCTAACTTCTTCTGGTTGCCAAAAGAAACCCCTGGCTGTGTTTTCAAAGTTAGCAATCTTGTTATACTTAACTTCCTCAAAGCGTTGGATAGTTACAGGACCTGCTGGATCCAGAAACATCTTACGTTGTAGATAGTTTGTTTTAGTACTTAAATTATATTGTTCTTTACTCATAGTTTACATGCCTCGCAATCGTCATCGGGTTCATCTGGTTGTGTCGCTAATGTTGGTGCAATTTCCGCATCTGCTTTTGCACCTTGTTTGTTGATCAGGCTGTAGTAGAATGTCTTGATACCCCAAGCATGTGCCTGCATTAGATTTTTAGCAATTAGTGTGCTTGGCACTTTACGATCTGGCCAATGTGCTGGATTATAGAATGTATTTGTTGAAATACTTTGATCTACATAAGCCGCTAGTACTGCCGCAGTTTTTAAATATGCGTCACAATCTTTTTGTTCCCACATTAACTGATATTTGTTTTTCAATTTATTATATTCTGGAACTACCTGTATAAAGCTACCTGCCTTACTTTCCTTAACGCTGATCAAACTCATTGGCATTTCAATACCATTGGTTGAGTTAATAACAACACTTGAACTTTCTACAGGAGCAATTGCCATTAATGTAGCATTACGTACCCCATATGCTCTCATGTCGCTACGTAGTTGTTCCCAATCTAGTTCACGTGTTGGAGTAAAGTCTGCAAGTTTGTTTACACCTTTAGCACGATTCTCCCAAGGAAATTTTCCCTTGCCATAGCGTGTATGTTCGCTGTGTAAACATGCACCACGTTCTTTGGCCAGTTCAACTGTAGCTTCTGTTAAGAAAAATGCCTGGTGCTCTATCCAAGTCTTAACATCTTGTAAGGCTTCAGTGGTGCCGTATTCATATCCACGTTTAGCATGCCAATAGGCCAAGTTAGTAACACCAATTCCCAATGGTTGTATTTCATCATTACTTAATTTACTTTGTATGCTTAGGAAATCTTGGTAATCTAAAATATTACATAGACTACGTTGTAGAATTCTACAAGCACGTTTCATATCTTCTGGATTGCGGAATGCTCCCCAATTGATACTACCTAACGTACATAGAGCTATGCGACCATTTGGATCATCCAAGCGTTTGAATGGCTTGGTGGGCAGTAGGATTTCGCAACAGAGGTTACTCTGATAGATGGTATGATATTCGGGATCAAAAGGTCCTTGCTTCATAACATTGTCAATGAACACAAGATAGATTCTACCTGTGTCAGTCCGCTCTTTAAGTATACCGCCTTTAAATACTTCTTCCGCACTTAATACTTTCTTACGCAAACCTTTTTGCTTTTCATACTTCTCGTACAACTCTTCAAATAACTTTGTGTTTTTATAAAACGCTTCATACAAGTCAGGAACTTCGTTAGGATCAAAGAATGTAATATTTTCTTTGTTCTTGAAACGACGCCAGAACATAGCATTAAGTACGACACCATAGTCCATATGACGCACACGTGTTTCTTCTGTACCTTGATTGTTCTTTAATACAATCAAATCATCAAACTGATGATGCCATATTGGATAGAATACAGTAGCACTTGCATTACGTATGCCACCTTGACTGCATGATCTTAAATCACCAAACCATTTCTTAAGGAAGGGGATCATGCCAGTGTGCATGATTTCCCCGCCTCGTATAGGACTCCCTAATGGGCGCAAACGACCTATCTCTAGACCAATGCCGGCACGCTTGCTGGCATACTTGGCCATCATCTCTCCTGATGCAAAGATACTATCTAAGTCATCATCACTTTTAATCAGCACGCAACTGCTGAATTGTTTTGTAGGGGTACCTAGGCCAGCGAGTACTGGAGTGGCGAGCGTGAACAATCCGTCACTGGCGCAGGTATAGTAATCTTTAATATAACGTAATCTTTGTTGTGGATTCTCATTATGGAATACTGTTGCAGCCGCAACCATATAGCGAACCTGTGGAGTTTCATAAATTTGTTTTGTACTACGATTTTTAACTAGATATTTTTCAATCAGCTGTTCAATGGCCGCATAGCTATAGTCTTCATCTTTAGCATGATCGATAAGTTCTTCCATCTTGTTCCACTCATCTTCTGTGTACCATTCAAGAAGTTCTGCGGTGTATAATCCTGTGGCTACATTTGTTTTTACGATCTCAAATAAGTGTGGAACTTGATAGTCGCCATAGATGTCTTTACGTAGCATCGATAGTCGCTGTTTACCAGCTACATATTGATAGTTGGTATGTCCAACATCTGGATTATGCTCTACGTCAATTAGATCAACGATAGCACGTAGTGTGATCTCATCAATCTCTCGTGTGCTGATACCATCGTAGAAATGCGGTTGAGCTTTGATTTCAATCATACTCTGACTGACGTCGGCTACGTTTTGGCATACTTTAGCTACTTGGGCCTGCCATTTTGTAAGATCTAATGGTACGACTGCACCACTACGTTTTTTAACTTGAATATTGCTCACTTGAAACCTCTTGTTTAGTATTTGTCTAGCTGTAATTCTTTGCTTGAGTATTGATACAGCAATTGCAACTGTTTTTCTTCTACTTGTTTTGTATTTACTATTTCGTAGGGCCAGTAATTAAGAATATATTTCCCATCATCTAACCAAACCATTGTGTGTCTTGTTTTATCTTTATAATCATAATACACTCTTATTTCCATAGGAGTTGAACTATGACCAGTAAAGTATATAGTATATACTATTCCTAGTGCTTTTGCAACGTCACACCAGTAATTTTCGGCTAATAATGCCCAGGGATCTGGCCAAGTTTTTGGATCACTTGGGTCCAAATTATAATTGACAAATGGAGCAGTGCTCCACATATTGTTTAGTTCTACAACTGCTGATTCTAAGGGTAGTCTATCAAGTTGATGGCGGAAATCTTTCCACTGCGTTAGCCTGTCATTAACACGCAGGTTCCAAAAATTTTGCCACATGTTACGCGAAAGTTTTTATGTAATAATTGAGTGTAGCATTAGTACCACTATTACTAGTAGTATAAGACATAGTAACATTAGAACTATTTGCTATAAATGTTAATGCAATACCTATATTTGCTGTTTCAGTATAATCTTCTTCAATTACTGGAGCCCCAGCAAGATTAGTGACTTTAATAGAACCAACCCTGGTATCAGTTCCTCTGATGATATTATAATCAATGATCCTTGAATTTACTGTAGGAATAGTGATATTACCTATGTTTGCTGTGGTATTGTTTAATAAAGTTTCTGCGGCTGCATCACCTAGAGCGGCTATTACAATATTAGCTGCAATAGAAGATGCTGTTAATATAACATTACTGTATTGGGTAAGAATTTCAGTGACACCAACAGTTGGTGCACCTTCTACTAGAGTTCCGTTACCAATATATAATCTACGCTCGTCAATCGACCATCCCATTTCGCCGCTGGCTAGCTGTGGTAGGTTTTCTTGTAAGCCACGACGGACTTGAATTTTGCTTATTTGGATTACAGCCATGTTATCACCTTAGTTCAATATCTAGTATTTATGCTAACTTATAATACTGCTCTACTCTATCAAACCAGCGATCCATCCAGATCGTCCACTCGTTGCCCGACACGGTCCAAGTCTGGAATTCTGGCCTAGCAAAGGTATTGTCTTCTAGGAGTTTAGGTGCTACGGCCATTAGGATCACACCTTGTTTAATATCAGTACCATGGACTTCATTATGAGCGGCAGCATAGGCGCATAATTGAAGGAAATAGTCTTCGATCCACTCGGTTTTCTTAGGTTTATTAGTCTGTTTATAGTCGATAATTGCCGGGCTACCCTTGTATACTCCGCAGGCATCTGTTGTGCCAGCATAGAGACCTGGAACGTATAAAGGCACTTCAATACCCCATACTTCATCTACATGTTTGAGTCCATGTTCTACTATCTCTTGTGCCATGGCATAACTCTGTTGGCTATTTGGGTTAGTGCCTGGCTGTCCCATTTCACGATCGTTGCGCACATAGTCTTCTAACCATTTGTGCATACGTGTGCCTCGGCTAGCGGCTTCTGTGGTGATCTGTTGGGCTTGTTGGGTTCCTACACGTTTACGCCAATTCTCAAGAGCATCTCGCTTCTCTTGTGGTTTGGTTCGATCTAAGATTGTAGTAACACTAGGAACACGTGATCCATCTGGTAAAGTGTAAAGCCTTTTGCCTTCTACGGTATCACGATTAATGGGGGTATAGTTGTATTTTTGGATAAGCATAATGTATTATAAAGTATTTAATCAGACAATGCAAGTTAAATATGAGTATGAGTTTATTCAATACTGCAATTCATTATAATGTTTATCTAGATATTCCAGATGACATAAATTTTTCGTGGAATTATATCTATGATAACACTGTTTTTGATTTAGATGATTTTATACAAAATTTAAATATTAAAAATGATCAAAGCCTGATCGTATTATGGGGAGTTGATCGAAGGATAAATGTCAACGATCATAGATTTAATAAATTAAATGAATGGTATCATAGCATTAAAAATCCTATGATTTTATTCAACGGTGCGGTGTATCCAGATAGTACAGGAGTGTTAGAATTCCCATATCAGCAGGTTGAATTTTTTCGATACCTAAGTAAATTATCATTTGGTGAATTTACACCTGCAATTAATAAAAGTAAAAAATTCTTTTTTGCTAGTACTAAAGACTACCTAAGCAGGAGATATATTTTACAAGCGTTAATTAATAATGGATTTAAAGAACAAGGATATCTGGCTTACAAATGTATAGAGAGATGTCATACCAATGACTCATATGATACCACGAATTTAAAATTAATACAGGATGCTGGCACTAGCATAGACCATTTATTACCTATACAAGGATTCGACACCAGCGTGGAATATCGAGATATTTCAACAGATGTTTTTTCAGATTCTTATCTTTCTATAGTTACAGAAACATTCTTCACCGGACCGTTGTACTTTTCAGAAAAGATATTTAATAGTATGCTGTATAATCATTTTTTTATATACCTAGGACCACCACATAGTTTAGCATATCTAAGGTCCTTAGGATTTAAAACATGGGGCCACATCATCGACGAAAGTTATGATAGTATAGAAAATCCAGCGGAAAGATTATATGCGGTAACCCGATCGTTAACAGATTTTTTGTCTAATCCGTTAGATAAGATAAAACAAATTTATATAGAAAATTTAGATATAATTAATCACAACAGGAATTTAGTACTAGCAACAGAAATAAATGATACGATCGTATCGGCTATGCGACAAGCTACAGCAATTAAGAATTAGTTATGTGATCTTGTTTAATTTCTCTGACAGGATCATCGACCATTTCAGCTAGTGCATTTTTTAGATCAACACGTCTATACCCAATATCACGGATGTATAAAGCACGACGGCCTATTTCTTCTAAGGGAAGTGCGTCAATTTTAGCTTTTTTAAAATCATCTTCCAATGACCACACGTATCTATGATGTTCTATTAATTCAATTACTTTAACATCTGATGGATTGATATTGGCTTCTTTCATTTGCTCAAGATAAAAATAAAGTTCTTCTTGATTAGCTCCATTGGTTTTTTCATGCTTAACCACAGCGATAGTATATCGATCAACGATTTCAATTACGGGAAATTTCATACTAGTATTTAATCTAGTATACTAAACAGTAAAACTTTCTCCGCAACCACATTCAGCTTTGGCATTGGGATTTTGAAACTCAAATCCTTCATTGAGTCCTTTTTTGGCATAGTTGATTTCCATGCCCTGTAGATAAACTATATCTTTTTTATCAATTAATAAAGTAACACCACGTTCATCTATTTCAATGTCATGCTCACGTACTTCATCAGCAAATTCTAACACATAAGCAAAGCCACTACATCCAGCGGTGCGCACACCAATACGCATACCCACACCTCGACCCCTAGCATAAAGAGAGTCTTGCATCTTTTTGGCGGCTGTAGCAGTAAGTGAGATCATATCCATTATTTAAACCATCCTTTGGAATCTTTTTCTAGCCTGTTTAAAACTGCTTGTTTTTCGTCGTCAGTCATATTGTACCAATTAACTATGTCATCAACCGTGCGACCACAACCAACACAGACTTCGTTTTCCATGCGGCATATCGATATGCAAGGGCTTTCAATGAGTGACTTCTTCATGTTTCTTTCTATAGTCTGCTATGGCTGATTTGATCGCATCTTCTGCAAGCACCGAGCAATGAATTTTGACGGGCGGTAGTGCGAGTTCTTCTGCGATATGTGAGTTTTTGATGGTCTGAGCCTCATCCAACGTCTTGCCCTTGAGGAGCTCGGTGACAAGACTACTACTAGCAATAGCACTGCCACAACCATACGTCTTAAATTTGGCATCTGTTATGATCCCTTCATGTACTTTAATCTGTAGTTTCATCACATCACCGCAGGCAGGTGCGCCTACCATGCCTGTTCCTACATCTGGACTATCCTTGTCCAAGGTGCCCACATTACGAGGATTTTCGTAATGGTCTAGAACTTTTTCTGAATAAGCCATATTATAAATCTCCAATAGTATACTAAAATACTACAGTATTTAGTGTGTTATGTCAAGTGTTTTTGGTAATTAAAATCCGGGGGCGTTACGTTTACGGGCGGCTTGTTTGGCCATGTTTGATACAGTGTCTACTGGTGCATTTGGATCTACGTCTTGATCTTTAGGATTTTCTACTGTAGCCGAACTGTCATTGTCTTCACCGGCTGGGCGTAGTTCAATATAGTCTTTGTTATAGCTTTTGATTAGATTTTTAAGAGCTGGATTGTTTGTGTTAGCTGCAACAAGAGCATCATAATCAAAGGTCTTGTCTGTGTTGAGTACAAGATTGATTAGGCTTTGTGTTGAGATCTTTGGGGGTTGTTTCTTATCTTTATATCTATGGCGAATAAGTTCCAGAGCTGTTGTTAAATTAGACTCTGGAGTATTCTTTGGACTGTGTTGAAATTCATTTAAACGCACGATTATCTTAGTTCGCGACCAAGTTCTTCTGCACCACCTGTTGCAGCATCTGTAGCACCAAAGCCATCAGTTTCGTCTTGATCTAGATCACTGCCTGGTGCTGGAGGTAAACCTGCATCGCCACCACTTAGATCATCACCTGGCATGGCCATTGGATTATCAACTTGCTCACCAGTTAGGATGCGTACACCACCATCAACACCTTCACGTGCTGTTTGTAGATTTTGCATCAATGTTTCTAATGTCGTGCCAACTGCGTTTTTAAACCCTTCAGCTTGTTCTGCGCCAACCTGGTCACGGATGCTGTCTAGTAGTTCTGGTAGTTGCTCATTTTGCATCTTACCAACTTTTTCAATAGCGTCTTGGATTGAATCTACCATGTTCTTAGCTGCTAGTAACACTTCAGCGTTGCCAACTTCACCTTCTACTAGTTGTTGGCGATGTTGTTCTAGCCAAGTGCTTAGGCCTTCTTTAACTGTAAGTAATTCCATATAACGTGGATTACGTTCTGCTGTGTGCAGGTCCACACTGTGGCGGATTTTATCTAAGTTAGCTGTGATAGTTTCACTTAGACGTTCTGCTTTTTCAACTGTTAGATTACTGAAATTAATAGCAAAACCAAAGCGGCTTTCCATTAGTTTGTTAATCTTACGTGTTGATTTTGTAGACATTTCTGCTAGTTTCATGGTCAAATTCCTATTTAGACTTTAATATATTTAGCCAAGTTTAAGTTTTTCTTAATTTCTTTTTTAACTTGTTCTATCTTATGCTGTGTTTCTGTATAGCGAACACTATAGTATTCTTCACCCCAAGTATCGCCTTTATCCTGGGCTTTTTTATAGCGTAGGCGGTATAAACTGGCATCAAATTCTAATTTATTTAATAAACTATCATTGTCACGTATTTCTCTGGCCAGTTGAGTTTGTTGTTTATACAAGGCTATACAGTAGAATATAGCATCTTTACGGTTGAAAAAATCAAACACCTGTTGATCTTGCTCCATGACACGCCAGCAATGATCATCGATCTTAACTACTCGATTTGCACCAACGAGTACATCAGTACCTATCTGATAGCAGAATGGCAGTTCTAAGTCTTCTTTGGATAATCGGGCTAGTTCAGACTGGGTAAAGCGACGGATTTTTTCAATGTCAAATTCAGTTGATGATTTTTTTGTAATAGATTTTGCCATCAGTGTTGTTTCGAGTTAGTACATCTTTGACTGTTAGATTGTTAGCCAACAGTTGTTCACGTTCATCTAAGTGGCTTTTTGCAATGGGGGTATCACCAATAAAGCGTTCGAGTAATTCGCTTTCTTCATTGGTAACAGCTAATAGTAATTTGTTAGTGAGTTCTACAATCTTCATGTAAGTATTTAGTTACTTGAAGAGGGCGTGTCCAATAAA